ACGTGAGCAAAAAGCTTTCGATATATCGCTAGTGGAATCAAATCGGTGGCCGATTTCAGGTCATACGAGTACACGTGAGTGTACCCGCGCGCAGCAAATTCCCGAACCTTTCCTTCTTGGTCAAAGGTGGCGTCTTGTGGAAGGAGTTTAAGTACATCAAACATCCAATCGTGGAGCGGTTTGAGGACGAAATTTGTCCAATAATCGACGATCGCGATTGTTCTAACTTTGCCTGCGGCTTCATAAAGATTATGGAGCCGTTGCAATGTTGGATTAGAAAAACGGTAGTATTCGGTGTTTAAGCCGAAGAACCTGTAGAGATACTTAGAATCCCAAGCAGGCGTTTCCTTACCGCTCGCGGAGATAACCGAAAAGAGGTCATTCGCAGATTTGACCGATCTCAAAACACTATGGTTGAGAGCGAACATTTTGGCGGTTAGTCGGATCTGTTTCCACAGTTCCGGTTGACCCGTCGCCTCTAGCCACTCTCGGATATAATTCCGAGAAACTCCGGTAATCTCAGTGATGGCTGAAGCCATCCAAGAATCCGGACCCATGATGTCCTTGGTCTCCACAATTTCTCCTTTGGTGGGTTCTGAGCTACGCTTGAAACCAAACCGGTCGAGTGCTTCCCAAAGGAATGCATCGATACCGGCACCTAGGATAGTTGTTGGATGATTGGGTCCTGCATGGGTAGAGAAGAATGTTCCTTTAACCTTTAGGTTAGGATCACGGACCCCAAGAGCTTGTAGCATTTGCCAGAAGAATCCAGCAAATGTTCCAAAATCAAGAAGACGTGGGTTATCGTGGATAGCAGGGTGCGGTTGAGTGATAGAGCTTTGGTCTAAACGAGGTTCCTGCCATGTACCAAGGAGCCCCTTATAGGAAAAGAGCATACTCGTCCAGATATGGACGTAATGTTTATTCCCGAGGCGGATCCCCTCTCTTACGAGTCGAGGAAGAGCAGCCGGAAGACCCTTCTGCAGCCGGATTCGAAATCCGAGCTCAGCAGTCGAAGTCAATCGTCTACCTCCAAGGTAGGCATTTACAACGAATAGCATGATTTTTAATCTTGCGATTAAGTGGTTTATCCCGTTGTTCTTTAAGACCGTATAGAGGAAGTACCCGAAAGTTGACCTTTCGTTTTTCTGGGCAGTGGTCAGTAATGAGCCACGGCTCCACCAATGGACACTATCGTGCCATTTGTGAAACCACTGAGCAACGTTTTCACGTGTCAGTCCGATCATCGAAATTCCATCTACTCCTGACCGCGTGGAATGGGTCGCTTTGGTCTTACTAAAATAAGGCTGAAGAATGGATCGCCACAAATTCAGGAATCTAGATTTACCCCTGCTCCCCTCCGAGGTACGCTTTCCTAATTTTAGGATTGTTTCCCAAGGAGAAGCATGGGGGGAATTTTGAGAAGGATCTTGAGAGGTTGTCTTGTTGATGTCCGGTGTTTCTCCAGGCGCCGCCAGAACCTTTAGGGTTCGGTTAGACGTTATGGATACACGCACCATTATGATGTAGTCCTGCTCCGAAAGGTACAGGATGACTCCGGGATTAACCGGGTCTACTACAGCATAGTTACCAGCTTCAACTCGCTCCCAATCCACTTTCGGAAATAGCTTATGGTTATTAAGGGTGAATTGTGCTGACGAAGCATGTAAGGTACGGGTTAACATGAAAAAATGAAGCATTATAGTAATATAGTGTTTTGTTTGAGTAGTGGGTACTTCGACCCCTCTTTCCACATTTTCATGTGGGGAGCAGATCGGGAGAAGGCTTCCCGTACCATGCAGAAGTTTCGTGTCGCCCCTGTGAAGGGACGGATACTCCTCGCTCTGCAGTCATTGAAACCTCAGTGACGGTGTGGTTGCTAAAACATGGAGCACTGTACGTGCGAGTTCTCAGGTAGATTCCTCGAAAGGGATTTGTCTGGGGCTCAGCTACAGTGTCTTTGTGTCGTAGCAGCATTTCTGCGATCAGCCTTGGCAAATTGTAACTCGGCAACTACAAAGTTGCTGATTACTCTTTTCCATGAGAGCGCCTTTCGGCTGAAGTTTGTTAAACTTCTTGTTTGCTTATGCAAGCACCGATGAGGAATCCAACGGCCTTCTAAGCCAAATCGCCTGGCTTCGGACGGGTGGGGAATCATCTTACGGAGTAGCCATTACGGTGAAACCTAGTAAACACCAGGATCATCCCTGTCCAGCAATGGAACAGGCCGAGGAGCGACGGTTGGTCGCTTCGGGAATTCTCACGAAAGTGGTCGATTGAGGCTCTTTTCAATGCACCAGCGTCCCGAGCGCGCAGTCTGGAAAAACCTGACCCCAAGCAGCCGAGAAACGGAGAGGAGACAAGAACGGGCGGTCCCGAGAGACGCCG